TAGGATTCCAGGTGGATTACTATGTTCTATTTAGCGGGTTAATCCTCCCCATAAATTGCATAATTTAAATCATCTGGCAATTCTTCTGGATTTTCTATTTCTACTGGAAAAAAACAAGGATGCAATTCCTCTTCAATCAAATAGAAAAAATTTTGATATAGATCCTCATCATCAAAAGATGTATTTTTATCTGCCTCTCTCATCAAATCTTCATCTTCAAGATGTCCATCAGGCAATTCATCAAAAGTAAATGGTTTTTCATTTATAAAATACATAGCAACAATTATACTCCCATCTCTAAACCAACAAAACTTTTTACTGATTTTGTATTTGTAGGACATAATTCCATTACTACTACTAAATCATATTTATTTTATCAAATTAAGTCATTTGTATAACGAGAAGACCATATAGTAAGACTATATTTAACACCTGATATTAATTGCTGACATTCATGACCATGAGTTAATTGACCAGGAAATAAAATACATTTTCCAACAGGTATATCTTTATTTGAGAATTTTTGTCTAGGAAAAACTAAATCTGCACCTTCATAATCATCATTCAATTTAACCGATCCTGTTACAAGAGAGGCATCACAATGCAAATTTAAATTAGTTTGAGTATCCAAAGAATATCTCATCACAAAAGCATCTCTTATACCATACATTATAGATGGACACCAAAATTCTTCAACAACAGGATATATTGATTCTTGCCAATATTTTTCCATCTCCTCCCACAGTCCCAATGCTTTCATTCTAATTTCCTTTGCAGGGAATTTATCATACGATAAACTACCCCATTGTCCATTCTTATCAGCAATTTCAATCAAACTATCACACATATATGGAGTCATATAATCAATAAGAATCATATCATTATTAATAATTTCATACTTATTAAAAGTTGGGATATAAACTATTGGTGCTGTTTGATTGTAGAAAACATCATACAAATTATTAAAAGTTTTTTTCTCTTCCTCCCCACCATTACCATGATATATGCAATTAAAACATCTTGTTAATGGATTATATAATTGTCCCTTCTCTTTATATACTTCTGGTTCATGGCATTGAAGGATATATGCTTCCTGATCTAAAATAATATCATAATCACCAGAAATATATTGTTTTTGATAGAATAACTGATCATCATCAGCATTTTTAATATCTTTACTTAAAATTTTCTTTAATTCAGATACTTTACCAATAAACAATCCACTATTTAAATATTCATATGGTGTTTCATAAGAATTTAACTCTCTATTACGTTGAATTAGTTTATCTGATAAATCTTGATCTGGCCAACAATATCTTTCAGCAGCAAAAACTACTTTATGATTCATTGAAAGATATCTATATACCACTTCATCTATGTGATCTGCTGTAAAAACATCATATCCATCACAAAAGATTACAACATCCCTATCAGGTAATTTTTCTAAATGTTTTTTAAGAAGATTTATTTTTTGCCCACCACCAGGACCTTCCATAGTTCCCCCAGTCCATTCTACACCTTCACCCAAATTAGTAAAACTAAAACCATTAGAAGATCCAGATTTAAATAACTTATCACATTTATCAGAATCACTTCCTACAGTAACTGAATGAACATCAAAATCGACATAGTAATCATATCTTTCTGTTGGATGAATATCACTACCACCTTTACTTCTATCCCACGGAATGACAATATTTTCCTTGTAGGCAATAGGATTTAATTCCTTCATTTTTAATGGAAGATATTCATCCACAGGAATTATATGCTTTTCAATAACCTTATTAACTAGTAACTCCGCAGCTTGTGGAGTTATTAAGTATGATAGACCCCAATATGGATATTTTGGAACAACAAATTTATCATCAATTGGTGTAGATCCATCTTCATCCATCTCTTTCCACCCAAGATAGATAAAATTATATCCCTGATCTATTAAATCCTTTATTTCATTGTATGGTAATCTATCCTTTATTATTGCATCGTCTTCCATTATAAAAAATGGAGCACTCTCTTTAATACATTGCTTCCACAATTTGTAATGAGACATAAAACATCCAACTTCACCTTTAGATAAAGTTGAATTTAAAATAGGATCAATCCAATCATATTGGGTATCATATCCTAATCTCCTTAACAAATTATATGAAGTTTTTCTACCATCAACTCCAGTTACAAATTGATACGTACTTATTTTACCGTTATTAGTTTCTTCAAATAAATCCTTTCTATCCTGCCTAGAATCTAAACTAATAATATATGTTTTAATAATGTGTTCAGTCATTTACCGATAAATCTGCATATTTAATTAATTCTGGATCTGCCTGATCAGTTACTACTGCTAAGACATCCATAAACTGTTTAGTGGTATCACAAGTAACTCTTTTTTTATCTCCACAATCACTTTCTAATAAAAAAGTTTTAGCACATACATCTATGACAACACTTTCTAAAAATTCATCTTCCATTGTGCATTTAACATATTTGCCTTAATATAATAGCACACATATGGTTTTTGTCAACCATATCAATTAGTCCTCATAATATCAATTCATATTGTAGTTCCAGTTCCAATTTGAGGTATCCACATTTTAGTAGTATCTCCAGAAGTGGTTCCAATACCAACACCACCACTATTGTATTTCCAACCTATACCACCGTCTGTTGATGCTACCCCAACAAATCCAGTAGGTGGATTCCACTTATCTGTATCTCCATCCCATTCTATGGTATTATCAACAATATTAGTTGTTGTGTTTATGATTTGATAACTAGCCATTTTTCCAATTCATTATTATTATATAAGTCAGTGATATTTAGGTATAGATACTTCTGAATATAATACAGTCTATTGATGTCATTCAACAGAAATTTTTTGCCTTTATATCAATTTAATGCAATAGAACAAGCAATTAATAAAGATATTGTACATATAAAGGAACTAGCATTTCAAGCAGAAGAAGAACATGAATACTCCCCTGATTGGGAAGAACAAATATCAAGTAAAGCATTAAATCTACTATTAGATGATCCAACAAATCCTATCCCATACCATGAAACATCCAGAAAAATATCTATAAAAGAAAAGAAATCGAAAAATAAACGAAATTACCCTTCTTTGGTTTTAACGCAGACATTAAAAGATATTTTCCCTGACTATGAACTTAAGCAAAGTGGATGTTTCTATTATCCAAAAGGTGGTTTTATGGGATGGCATACAAATGCCGATACAAAAGAAGACAGACTCTATATAACTTTTGCTGAAGAAGATAAACAATCTTTCTTTAGGTATTATGAAAATGAAAATATTATCACTGATTATGATGATAAAGGTATTACTATTCGACGTTTTTCAGTTGCAGGAGGACCACCTTTCTTTTGGCATTGTGTGGGAAGTAATACTAATCGTTTTAGTATTGGGTATAGACTTCATCCAATCCCACGATAAACTTCATGATTTTTTTATAAGTAAAGACATAGAATGATCCATATGTAATACCATTATTTTGCATCTTCCTTATTCTATGTTTTCCATCAATCATCCGATACTTTTTATTATAAGGATTAGGTGCATTTAATACAACAATACCTGGAATATTAATGTCACATTTTGCATAACGCTCACCATTACAGCATGGACAATTTATAGATTCTCCCTTTGACAAATGCATTCCTTTCCATCCTATTTCATCAATTTTTATTTTCTCTAATCTTTTTTCTTTTAAAGCTGGTTTTAATCTTTCTAAATAAATTCTACCTTCAATTCCATTAAAACTCCAATCACCATAAACAGGACAAGATCTCTTGGCACTATGACATCCAAATAGTGTATGTTCACTCATCAAATTACATATATATCAACCTGTCCTCTGGCTCCATTTCCACCGTTACCACCTTGTCCTCCTGCACCACCACCACTTGGAATAGACCCATTCCCTCCAGTATTTCCTCCAGTTCCTCCATTTCCTGCTACAACACTATTCCCACCACTATGGTTTCTTCCACCGCCACCGCCACCGCCAAGGAAAGAGTTTCCTCCAGGCCCAGAAGTAGAATTATTATGAACGCCACCGCCACCGCCACCAAAATATACAGCACCAGCAGCACCAAAGTTGTAACCAGTAATACCATCATCACCCCAAATAGCAATTTTACGTCCCTGAAGACCTCCTAAATTGCTGGTACCAGTTCCCCAGAATCCTCCTCCAGCACCTGCTATTTCATCGTATGCTCCTGTACAAAGACCTGGTGCTCCTCCATAAGCTGTTACAAGACTTCCGACTGACGTATTTCCTCCAGCAGTACCATTAGCATAATAAGTTCCCGATCCACCATTACCTCCACCTCCTATAGTTACTGAATAACTATTTGATCCTAAAGAGCTCATAGGTGCAATATAAAAAGCACAAGCACCACCGCCTCCGCCTCCGCCACCGCAAAAATGTTGGCTATATCCACTTGTTACACATAAGTAAGTTTTACTACCTCCGCCACCACCAGCATTAGCTAAAATAATTACAAAATCACCTGTTGATGGTTTAGACCAAGTTCCACTACTTGTAAAACGAGTATGTTGAGCACCTCCTGTAGCAGTAAGAGTAATACCAGATAATGATAAACCACTTCCAATATTTAAATATCTTAACTTGGTTGCAGAATCATCCCAGAATGGAATTCTATCCTCTCCAGGATCATCAGCACTAAGAACACCACTATTAATACTAAAAATATTAGATGTTGTGCTATTAAGAGACATAGATGCATCTGAACCAGGATTTCCTTGTTGTCCTTTCTGACCCTTGGTTGAGTTATCAGCACCAGTTTGTCCTTTTTGTCCTTTAGTGGAGTTATCAGCACCAGTTTGTCCTTTTTGACCCTTGGTTGAGTTATCGGCTCCTGCTTGACCTTTTTGTCCTTTAGTGGAATTATCGGCTCCTGCTTGACCTTTTTGACCCTTAGTGGAATTATCGGCTCCAGTTGCTCCTTTTTGACCCTTGGTTGAGTTATCGGCTCCTGCTTGACCTTTCTGTCCTTTAGTGGAATTATCGGCTCCAGTTGCTCCTTTTTGACCCTTAGTGGAATTATCTGCACCCGTTTGACCCTTCTGACCCTTAGTGGAATTATCTGCACCCGTTTGACCCTTCTGACCCTTCTGACCCTTGGTTGAGTTATCAGCACCAGTTGTACCTTTCTGTCCTTTAGTGGAATTATCAGCACCAGTTTGTCCTTTTTGACCCTTAGTAGAATTATCTTCTCCTTTTTGACCTTTTTGACCCTTGGTTGAGTTATCAGCACCAGTTGTACCTTTCTGTCCCTTAGTGGAGTTATCAGCACCAGTTTGTCCTTTCTGCCCTTTAGCACCTGATGGACCTGTAGTTTCTATTCTTTTCCAAACACTACCATTCCACTTCCATTGCACACCATTCTGGATATGGGTTTGATTAGTACTAGGACTACTTGGAAAATCGAATGCTGCCATATTCTTACTCTGGTATTACTACAAAATTATACGCAATTGCCACATCATTAGTGTTTATACCTGATTCAGTCCACAAACTAATTTTATGCGTATTAGCTAGCATAATTTCTAATGGGAAGTAACCACTACTTCCTACCATTTTATAAAAGTTATTGCTAGATTGGGTTGCACGTGCAAGTTCTTTTCCTGTCCTTAAATCTTTTCCTACTTCAAAGTCTATTACACTAAGATTGTTGCCTCCTGTATGGTTTAGATCACCTGAATTGAGATAACTGGATGGACTAAATGTTGGACTAGGTCCATAGAATATTTTCCGATCCTGATCAGCACCACTACCACCGCCTTTCAACCAATTCCACAAAATTCTTACATTACCACCAGTGGTATTCTCATAAAGAGTCCGAACAACATGATTACCTGTTCCTAGTAAAACTCCGTTATATACTGTTGCTGCCATAATTTTAAATTACCTCTTTAATATTTAGAATCATAATGGAATCTGCCAATCACTAACAAAAGGTGCTGTACCTCCTGGAGGTCCTGCAGGTCCTTGAGAAACTGTTACCCATTGACTACTATTACCATCATTATAATAGACATGTAAATCCCCATCATCACTATCCCACCACATATCTCCGTGGGAAGAAGGACCAGCTGGTGGAGAAACAGATATATCCAATCCAGCAACACCAATTTCACCTTTTTGTCCCTTGGTTGAGTTATCTGCTCCTTTCTGTCCCTTAGTGGAGTTATCAGCACCAGTTTGTCCTTTTTGACCCTTAGTAGAATTATCTTCTCCTTTTTGACCTTTTTGACCTACTTCACCTTTCTGTCCTTTTTGTGCTTCTCCTTTTTGACCCTTCTCTACTTCTCCTTTTTGACCCTTGGTTGAGTTATCCTGTCCTTTCTGACCTTTATCTCCTTGCTGTCCCTTTTGACCTTTTTGTGCTTCTCCTTTTTGACCCTTAGTAGAATTGTCTTGCCCTTTTTGACCTTTATCACCAAATCCTTTTTGTCCTTTATCACCTGTAGTACCTTTCTGCCCCTTCTCACCTTTTTGGCCCTTCGCTCCAGCAGATCCACTTACTGGAACCCATCCACCACTTTGTCGAATGTAAACTGCCATTTAATATTTTTAGTTATTTATTATGACCAAGGTAAATCACCTGAATCTAGACCCTGATTTTCACGAGTATCAATTTTACCTTTAAGTTCATTTTGATATTGAGTTATTGTAGAGATTCCAATCTTCTCTTTAACCCACTCAAGAACTTTAGTTTCAGTCACTCCATTATAATTTATATCAGGACTTATCCCATCTGTAGAGAATCCAACACTATAATCTTTTGTTTCCTTATAAACCACCCCACCAGGACCAGTAGCAATACCAGTTAATGATCCTTGTGCCAGAATAATTAATCCATTTGCTGGATAATGCATTAAATTAGTAACATTCCAAGAAAATGTTGTTGTAGTTGAGATTGCCATAACTTTTAAATTACAATAATTTTACATTGACCATGTCCACCAGCACCAACAGAACCAGTAGATCCTGAGTTACGACTACCTCCTCCACCACCTGGAACAGATCCTGCAGTTCTATTTGCACCGCCATTACCACCCATTGAACTATGAGAAGCACCTCCTCCATTGCCGCCGCCACCGCCGCCAGCACCAAAAATTGCATTAGCACCAGTATTTGCGTTGTATCCACCTGGCCCTCCATCATATGCAGTTAATCTGGCATTTATAGAAGTACCGAAAGGTTTTCCTCCACCACCACCAGTACTTGAACCACCCCCACTTCCACCACCAGCCATCATATAGTAAGAATCACTGGTAGTAGCAAATGTAGAATCTTGTCCTGATTCTCCCTGTTCTCCTCCAAGGTGAGATGATCCACCTTTACCTACTACAATCGAAACACTAGAAGGTAAATCATTTAATTTAATTAATTGATAACAACAAGCACCTCCACCACCACCTACACCTGCTCCATTATTTTGGAAGCTTCCACATCCTCCACCACCCCAGATCCAAATATGTGCCATAGTTCCATTAGAAGGCTTAGTCCAAGTTTGTGTAGCACCACTAGTAGTATAATTAAATACTGTTTCGCTAATTGATGCATAAGATGACTGCTGAGTTGTTGAAGTATCATACCAAAGATCACCATCACAAACTCCAGTAGTTGGTGCAGAAGTTTGTATCCACTTAGCACCATAAGCATTACTTTCATCTGAAATAGTAATTGTACTACCACTTACAGTAATTGGTTTGGGACTCCAACCACTACAAGTTGGATCATAAACTACGGAAGCAACATTTGATGCACCCTTTTGACCCTTAGTTGAGTTATCCTGTCCTTTCTGACCTTTATCTCCTTGCTGTCCCTTTTGACCTTTCTGGAAATCTCCCTTTTGACCTTTTACAGTACTAGGTTCACCTTTTTCACCTTTATCATTTACTTCACCTTTTTGACCCTTAGTGGCTGCACCATCTGCTCCCTTTTGACCCTTATCATTTGCTTCACCTTTCTGTCCTACTTCACCTTTCTGACCCTTAGTAGAGTTATCATCACCTTTTTGACCCTTCTCTACTTCTCCTTTTTGACCCTTGGTTGAGTTATCTTCTCCTTTTTGACCTTTTTGACCTACTTCACCTTTCTGACCCTTTTCTGCTACTGCACCATCTTGTCCTTTTTGACCTTTAGTAGAATTATCTTCTCCTTTAGATCCTTTATTACCTACTTCACCTTTTTGACCTTTTACAGTACTAGGTTCACCTTTTTGACCCTTATCATTTAATTCACCTTTTTGTCCTTTATCACCTTGACCTTTTTGTCCTTTATTGCCATCTTGTCCTTTCTGACCCTTATCTCCTATTTCACCTTTAGAACCCTTATCTCCTATTTCACCTTTTTGACCTTTCTGACCTACTTCACCTTTCTGACCTTTTTGTGCATCACCTTCCTGTCCTTTCTGACCCTTGGTTGAGTTATCCTGTCCTTTCTGACCTTTATCTCCTTGATTTCCTTTATCTCCAATATCACCAGTTCTGGCAAAAGTTATTATTACCTCCTCATTATTTTGGAATATTCCAGCACCAGCACAATCCCCACTTATAAGATCTATTACTACTTTATGATATCCAGTTGCTTCTGTACTTGATCCAGTAATGGAAAACATTGCAAAATCATCAGAATTTCCTTTATTGGATATTCTTACATGACCTTTAAGTGTTGATGTTGAATCATCAATCGTTCTTAAATAGGATTCAATATTTGTATTTGTACCACCACCATCAACATCATCAATAAACAATCTAGTTGCAGTAGATACTGCTCCAGTATTAAGTGATAATTTACCTGTACCAGGATCTGCATCAGATGTTGAATCATTAAACTTATATTCAAAACTTATTCCACCAAAAACACCTGCTTGCCCTTTTTGACCTTTATCGTTTTGTTCTCCTTTCTGACCCTTATCGTTTTGTTCTCCTTTCTGACCTTTTTGTGCTTCTCCTTTCTGACCTTTTTCAGGTTCTCCTTTAGATCCTTTATCACCTAATCCTTTCTGCCCCTTTTCTCCTTTAGATGCTTCCTGTCCTTTCTGCCCTTTAGCACCTGGATCTGGTATTCTTCTCCAAGCATATCCATTCCACTGCCATACTCTACCACCTAACGAATAGGTGTCACCATTGGAAGGAGAATCTGGAAAATTTATTGCCATCTATAGATATACTTTCTGATTATTTAGTTGCATTCTACGTAGTACCAAGTTACAGCAACTCTTTTTTTTCCTCTCTCAACTGGTTCACCTGAATGTGGATATGACCAATTTGAAGGAAAAATTAAACCATATCCTGGTTTTGGTTTGAATAAAGTATGAGGAAACGCAGTTCCTCCACCAATTTCAGATTCTTTCAAATACAATATTACAGATATTTGTCTATGATACTCTTTTAGATGAGGGAGAACTGCTGCATCATGATGAAATCTATAGTGCTGACCTTTAGAATATTCTAGTATTTGTATTCCTTCTCTCCAAGAACTTGTAAGGTTTGCACCAGGAACAGGATAAAAACTAAAATTTTCATGTATCTTCATAACTCTTCTCTTGTATTCATCTAAAGCATTATTCATAGCAGAGTGTATTAATTTACACTCACGAACATCTTCATCCAAAAATGCTACGGTACTAGATCTTATATTATTATCAACCTTAATGTCTCCTCTCTCCTCTTTTGAAGCAAAAACTAAACTTGATTCAAAAGTTAATGTATCAATATAAGTGTTTATTTCATCAAGTTGATTATCATCAAGAAATTTGATGACCTGTATCAAATCATTCATTATGAAGGTGTCGTTGGCCAACTAGAGTGTGAGTGATTGTCTGCTAATGCTTTTGCTGTTAAATTAGAATCTGCTGCTATGGTTGCTGGAATATCTCTTAATGCCTGACGATATGTTGCCCATTCAGTTTTCTTACTAGAAGATAATGGAGAATCATTACCTTGAGTCCAATCAGATTGAGTTAATAATATATTTCTATAACCCTTTACTTCATCTAAATGATCTCTTGCCGCTTCAAGTGCATTTGCTTGTGCAGTTTTTTCAGAAGCATGATCAGTAATTGCTTGCGAATATATTCCCAAACTTGTAATTGCCTCATTTCCCTTTGTAGGGATTGTTCCTGCAGTTTGTCTATATTCAATCCAACCCTTACTTGTATCAGTATCCCAATTTACTGCCCAAACATCAGTAGGTATCCAAGATATATCAGTATGAGTAACTGTAATAACTTCATCATTATAGATGATTATATTATCTTCAGCAATAATTGTTAACTTAGGCATCTATCTCTCCAGTTATGTTTTTAATTTCTCTAGGTTGTTGACTTAATTTTTGTTTCATATCTTGCTTATATATCTCTTGTGCCTGTAAACTTACCTTTACAGATTCATTTCTAAAAGATTCTATGGCAGCACCAGTTTGTCGTTGCATTTGTGAATTTTCAACTAATAACATAGGAACCCACTTAACAGCACAATCCCACTCATCAACTTCTTCTCCAGTTTGAGGATTCATACCACGAACCTGAGTGAACCAAGAACACTGTAAACCAATACAATCTTTATTAATTAATGGGCAGAATTTACCTGCTTCAATTTTCATTATATCAATTCTTTGAGCATATTATAACATCAACATACTGAACTCGCAAGTCAACAGTACCAGAACTACTAACACTAACAGTATCACTATCAGATCCAGATCCAGAGAATGATGCACCACTATGATCGTGACTACCTAGTGGATGTAAGTATATTGCGTGATGGTGAGATCCATTTGATCCCTTACTATTAACGTTAGGTTGTCCTGAAGAACCAGAGTTTCCAGTATCCATGAAACCATACTGTCCACCTGAAGATCCAATTGGAGCATGATATTGATGATTGTGTGATGGTAAATCTGCTAAAACTGATGCGTGTTGGTCTGTTACTACATTCAAATGTCCTATATTCTTTGATGGAATAGTACCAGTAGTACCACTAACACTAATACTAATACTAGCAGTTCCAGATCCACTAACACTAATACTTTTGTTCTCAAAAGTACTGGTAAATGAATTATTACCTCCAGTACCACCACCAGATCCACTTACAACTCTAAGTGCTTTATTATTATTTGAAGTTGATTTTGTCCATCCAGTCGGAGCAGAAGCCTGATAAAATACCATCACAGATCCTGAAGGAACACTTGCTGATGGAGTAGATGGAAAATTAGTAAACTCTAATCCATTCTCAGAAGAATTAACCTTAACAGTTTTACCTGCCTGACTACTATAAGAACTTGGATCAACGTCACTTAAATTTAAAAAGGTATTACTTCCTGGTGGTCCTGGTGGTCCTGCTTGTGAACTAGGTTCTCCTTTCTGACCTTTTTGAGGTTCTCCTTTCTGCCCTTTTACGGGTTCACCTTTTTGTCCTTTAGTTGAATTATCTGCACCTGGTTGACCTTTCTGACCTTTTTGAGGTTCTCCTTTCTGTCCTTTTTCTATTTCGCCTTTCTGCCCCTTGACAGATTCACCTTTTTGTCCTTTAGTTGAATTATCTGCACCTGTTTGACCTTTCTGACCTTTTTGAGGTTGTCCTTTCTGCCCTTTTACGGATTCACCTTTTTGACCTTTTTGACCTTTTCCCCCCTTTACACCAGAAGATGGATCTTTTTTCCATACAGTTCCATTCCAAATCCAAGTTATACCATTATCAGTATAAGTGTCATTGGTATTGGGACTATTTGGAAAATCAAATGCTGCCATTTAAAATATTACCATTATATTAGTATTTAGATTGTAGTTCCAGTTCCAATTTGAGGTATCCACATTTAAACTACTACGACTCTAACTTCGCCTCTGGCACCTGATCCACCACCAGCACCTCCTCCACCTCCTGGTGCTGTACCATTACTTCCATTACCAGCACCACCATTTCCTCCACCATAACTGGTTCCACCAGACTGACTAGAATTATTCTTTCTTCCACCTCCACCAGCACCAGCTATCCATGCATCAGCACCAGGATCATGACGATCCCATCCACCGCCACCGCCACCGCCGCCATCACCACCTTTACCAACACCTGGAAGACCCGTATAACCTGCTTCATCTCCTCCTCCAGCAACACCACCTGTTCCAACTCCAAATACTGCTCCACCAGCTCCTCCATCACCACCTAAATTGGAATATTGATTAGCATAACCACCTTGTCCACCAGCAACGGAATATTTACTACTCTTAAATTGTGATGTTCCACCAGATCCACCACGTCCTCCATTACTACCTGGTCCTCCACCAGTCCCAACAGTGACAGATTCTGTAGAACTAAGATCAGACATTGGGATAGTAAATGTGGCATATCCACCTCCACCTCCACCACCTTTAAAGTCGTTACCATTACCGCCACCGCCACCGCCAGCCCACATATAGATAACAACCATATTACCTATAGATGGTTTAGTCCAAGTTCCAGATGTTGTAAAGACCTGAACACTATTAGTAGCACTTGTTCCTTGAATACCTTGTGCTCCTTTCTGTCCTTTAGTGGAGTTATCAGCACCAGTTTGTCCTTTTTGACCTTTAGTGGAATTATCGGCTCCTGCTTGACCTTTTTGTCCTTTAGTGGAATTATCGGCTCCTGCTTGACCTTTTTGACCTTTATCGTTTTGCTCTCCTTTTTGTCCTTTAGTTGAATTATCTGCACCTGTTTGACCTTTTTGTCCTTTAGTGGAGTTATCTTGACCTGGTTGTCCTTTTTGTCCTTTAGTGGAGTTATCTTGACCTGGTTGTCCTTTTTGTCCTTTAGTGGAGTTATCTTGACCTGGCTCTCCTTTATTTCCTTTAGTAGAATTATCTTGACCTGGTTGTCCTTTTTGACCTTTAGTTGAATTATCAGCACCAGTTTGTCCTTTTTGACCTACTTCACCTTTTTGTCCTTTAGTGGAGTTATCTGCTCCAGTTGCTCCTTTTTGTCCTTTAGTTGAATTATCAGCTCCTTTTTGACCCTTTACTGTACTAGGTTCACCTTTTTGTCCTTTATCATTCTGCTCTCCTTTTTGTCCTTTTTGACCACCTGAAGGTCCTATTTCACCTTTACTTCCTTTTAAAGCACCAGATGTTGTAATTGAAACCCATTGTGAACTATCACCATCATCATAATAAACATGTAAATCTGAATCATCACTATCCCACCACATATCACCAGCAGATGGTGTTGGTGAAGTTGGTGGATTTATACCAATTGAAATAGTTTGTCCTTCTCCCTTTTGACCTTTATTACCCTGTGCCTCTACATTACCTGTTTGACCTTTTTGCCCCTTATCACCTACTTCACCTTTTTGCCCTTTTTGCCCTTTAATACCTTTATCACCTATTTCACCTTTTTGTCCTTTAATACCTTTATCACCTTGTTGTCCTTTCTGACCCTTATTACCC